TGTGATTGGTGAAAAATTAACCTGGGAGATGAAAATAATAAATTTTTTATTCTTCCATATAGTATTAGTTATATCAGTTTACACATTTATAAAAGAATTCAATAATGACTAAAAATAAAATTATGGAACAATCAGAAATCAATTACTTAAAAACAGAATTAGTTAATGACCTAGTAGCTACAACTACTGTAATGGAAGATCTTTGGAGATACCACCCAGAAAATCCAGATAAAAAGGATGTTGTGTCTGAATATAAGGTTTTAGAACAAATAAAAAATGATATCCAGCAAGAACTTGATGGTTTAGGAGTTTAAAATATGTATAATAAAAATACCATGGGTGTAGATAAAAATAAAATATTTTCCTTGTTCCCAGATACAGTAGATGATGTAGATATTGATATATCTAAGGATATAAGTAATGAGTCGGCTCTTATGTTAGGTATGTATGTAAAACTTATTTATAACCATGAGATATTTCATCAAAAACTTAAAAAGTTTTATGAACAGGAAAAAATACCATTTGATGTAGAACAAACTAAAGAATCTTCTTCATTTGTAGTATTCAATAGAGCCTGGAGTTATATATCTAAAATTAACCTAAATAAATCAGAAGATTTAGAGGCAATTATGGATTATAAAAAAGATGCATTATTAAAAACTATAACCCAAGGGATTAATTACTTTGAATCAACAGAACAATACGAAAGGTGCGCTAAATTACATAAGATAGAAAAATTTAAAAGAAATGTTGAAAAAAACTTGGATACATAAAAATCTATTCGTAGATTTGGAATACAGATTTAGGGAAATAGGGATTGAGAAATAAAGGGAATAAAAGGGTTGGAAACGTTTTAACATTTAAGAGTTATTAACAAATCAAAATTATGAGAAATAAACAATTAGTACACAAAAAATTAGAAAAGATTAATTCTTCACTGCTTAACATAGGGAGAATGGTAAGAATGGGAGAAAGTAAAGAAGTATTCCAAAAAGCAATTGAATCAACTAAAGAAACTGTTGAAGAAGTAGCATATATGGTTGAGCAAGAAAGAGAAGGATAGAAATATTAAAATAAAAAAATAAAAGTTATGAAATTATCTGCTGAAAAGATCCAATCAAATTGGATTGAATTTAACACTAACATTGAAACATATATTACTGGAGATCGTAAACAACGTTTACTTGATTTCTATAGTAAGTATGAAGACCGTATTATTCTAATGCCAGCGGCACATAAGAAAGAATATCATTCAGCATTCCCAGGTGGGTATGTAGATCACGTTAATAGAGTTGTAAAAGCAGCTTTATCCATGTCCGCTGTATGGGAGGGGTTTGGTTGTGATATGACGACATTTACCCAGGAAGAATTGGTATTTTCGGCGATCAACCATGACCTAGGTAAAATGGGGTCTGATACTGAAGAAGCATATGTACCTCAGACAGATAATTGGAGACGTGATAAATTAGGTGAAGATTATATGTTTAATAAAGCATTACCATTTGCAGCCGTTCCAGATCGTGGATTATTTCTACTTCAGCAACATGATATTAAATATACTTTTAACGAGATGGTTGCAATCCAAACACATGATGGTTTGTATGACTCAGCAAATGATAAATATTTAAAATCATTTATGCCAGAACAGAAACCTCGCACATCACTCCCATTCATTTTACATCAGGCTGACATGATGGCTGCGCGTATTGAATTTGAGATTGAATGGTTACCAAAGTTCTCTAAGAATAGCGTGGATACCACAAAAAAGAATTATACATTGAATAATAATAAGAGTACCAAAAGCAAAGCCTTAACTGGCTTATCTAGTCCAGGGCTTAAAAATATGTTAGACAGTTTATGATATTACAAATAATTTCAATAGTATTAGGTTTATTAGTCGTGATCTTAGGATTTACGACTTTTAATCTTTTACGTAAAACAGAAAAATTAGAAGATATTATTATTGATCAAAACAAATATATTGATGAGTTCAACACACAAATAGATTATGCAGATAATCGTCTTAAAAAAATAGACCAAAAAGGTATATTTGAAGGAGATGATGAAATTGGTTGGTTTTTTTCACAAATAAAGGTTATACAAGAAAGTATATCTAAATTTAAAACCAATACTACCATTAATGGAACCAATTAAAAAAAAGAGAAAACCAAAAAGCAAAAATTACTTTACCCAAGATACTGAAAATGCCATTGTAAGATATAATAATGAACCAGATCCTGAAATTCGAAGTAAAATATATGAATCAGAGATCCATTATGCATTTTTTAAACTAACTCAGAATATTATTCACACATTTAAATTCTACCATACTGAGGTTGAGAATTTAGAACATTTACAACATGAAATAATTACTTTTTGTTTATCTAAATTTCACTTATTTGACCCAACAAGAGGGGCTAAAGCTTACTCCTATTTTGGTACTATAGTAAAACGTTGGTTAATTTTATATAATACTAAAAATTATAGTAAAAAAATTAAAAAGATAGATGTAGATATATTAACTAAAGAGACTTCAAATCACACTTACAGTATGAGTGATGATCCCCAAAATACAGAATTAAGTAAATATATAGATTTATTTGTTGATCATGTTACATTAAATATTTATGATTTATTTCCAAAGAAAAATGATGCTAAAATAGCAGATGCCATATTAGAGTTATTTAGAAATAGGGAAAATATAGAAATATTTAATAAAAAGGCACTTTATATCTACATAAGAGAGATGGTAGATGTAAAAACCCCTAAAATAACTAAAATAGCTGACAAGCTTTATGGTATATTTAAATCACAATATATATTCTTTTTAGAAAACGGTCACGCTAAATTCTAAATCCTTCTTATATCCATATTTATAATAAAATAACATTATGGCTTTAGACAACATAGTATTTGGTAATAAAAAATTTTCTGACATACTCAGTGAAATTTATGACAACCAAAATAAAAAATCATCTCAAATCTCAGGTTTAATTTCAGAATTAAAACCACTTATAAATGATATAGGGGATGCAACTCTTATAGTACCACTTATAAAAGAATATTTAGAAATTGGCGTTCGTAACGATGAACAATTAATTAAAATGTCGACTATAATACAACGCGCGCTCAACAATAGTTCTAGTGAAGATGCACTAGGTATAACGGAAGAAGAAAAACAACAATTAATGAAGGAGATTGAAAATCTAAATAATAACTTCGAGGAAACTAAAGATGGCAGTAAATAAAACTGGAATATCTAGATTATTTCAAGTATCATCTAATACTAATTCAAGTATGGGTGGGACTACTGGTGAAGTCCCACAAATTGGAGAATTTATAGTTGCTAGAGTTACAGATATTAATCTTAATTCTAATTCCGATTTATTTACAAAAACAGGTCAATGGTCAGGAATAGGTACAATTAACTTTTCTGAAGTCAAAACCCCAGGTTCTACAAGTGTAGATAATGCTACCCTCCAACTTGCTACCCCCTTATTCCCTAATTTAAAAAATTATCCCTTAGTTAACGAGTATGTGCTTATTGTAAAGGGACCATCAAATATAAACCCTGATATAGGATCAGAATTAAAGAATTTTTATGTAAGTATTACTTCATTATGGAATAGCCAACATATGAATGCTGTACCCATAAGTTTAAATAATGATAGTAACCTTTCCCCATCTTTAAATAAATCATATACCTCTATAGAAACAGGAAATGTAAATAGACCTACAACACAAAAACAAAGCCTAGATTTAAATGGTAATAGTGGTGGTACTTTTGAAGAAAAAGGAGATATTCATCCTATTTTACCTTTTGCTGGTGATAATATACTTGAAGGTAGATTTGGTAATAGTATTAGGTTAGGTAATACATCTAAAGCTGGAGGTACTATAACAAACAATTGGTCCCGGGGTAGTAATACTGAGAATGGAGATCCAATTACTATTATAAAGAATGGTCAACCAACAAGTGGCTCATCAGAAGGTTATTTACCAATTACTGAAGATATAAATAACGACCCTACGTCTATATATTTAACTTCTACTCAAAATATCCCATTTGATATAGCTGTTGCTACAACACGTGAAGGCGAAGGTTCAACAATACCATATTCAAACATAATTTCTCCAGTTCCTAAATCACCTAAATTATATAATGACCCTCAGATAATATTAAATTCTGGTAGATTATTATTTAATACCCATACAGATAATATATTATTTTCATCACAAAAGTCTATTGTATTAACATCAATTGAAGATTTGGGTATACAATCTCAAACTAAAAATGTAAATATTATATCTGATAAAGGTGTAGTATCTCTAGGTAAACAAAATGCATCTGAATCCGTAATTTTAGGTGATACCTTTATAAATGATTTTACAGCATTAATAGATAACTTAAAGACTTTATGTAGTGCTTTAGGTAAAGAAGGTTCTCTTCCTATTGCTTCATCTTTAGCCAATATTCTTAGTCAATCTGGGGGTGTATTAGATAATATATCTAACAGGGCACAAGCAGGTGATTATAAATCTAAAAAAGTAAAAACTACCTAATATGATAGAT